CTCCGAAGGCGTCAGTCCTCGCCAATATCAGGATACTTGCGATGAACCGCCGCACGTACTCTCGCCTTTTCAGAAGGCGATCCGAATTGTGACACCCGTGCCAGCGCATTCCGGGCATGTGCTTTATCTGGGATGGGGTATGAACCAGCCCCCTTCCCTTCTGGCCCCTTGCCATGACCCGGCAGCGCAAAATCACTGTTGGGCAGCGCCTTACGCTCTGCCGTTGTGATGTGACCGCCCTTTGCGTAGCCAGCATGGTGGCCGCTGGTACGGCCACCACTCTTATAGCTGACTACGCTTCCGAAGGGCGTTGGCCTTCATGCCCCGTATCGGTGCGCCCCGCTTCTTTGGGCTCTCCAGGATTATGGCCAGAACTGTACGGCGTCCGACCACCGGAGGCGCGCTTGTGGTGCTCCCGGTGTTCCTCGCGCTTGTGGTCGCGTTCCTCGACCATGCGCTCATGGGCTTTGCCGCCATGAGCATGATGGCCGCGCGGCTTGCGGTCGGCGCGATGCTTCTCGCGCTCGCCTTCGACATGGCCGCCATGCTTGTGCTTGGCGCGCTTCTTCTTGATCTTGCCACCGTGGCGGAAGCCAGGCGTTTCGTCCATAGCCTCGCTATCTTCCGGCGCGCCCTTGGCGTTATACAGATATTCCCTGGTCTTTTTCATCTTGGCCTTATGGGCCGAACGAGAAGCCATCGCTTCGTCTCCTTTCCGCCGAGATGGAGATCATCAGGACGTGGGCGGCCACGATCCCGATGATTTTGGCTATGGGCTTGCCAGGCCGGCCTGTTGGCCGGTCACACGAATTGATCCAGTTCCAGAATTGAATTGGACGCGCCATGCATGAAAGACAGAGTTCATCTCACCCTGCTTATTCATTGTCATGTCGCTCATAGTGGTGACATCGATAGCAGTTGGATTCGGGCTCGGCCCACCATTGGCAACAGAAGAACTCGCACCTGTCGGCGGAATTGGCGCAAGAAACGGGTCTTGTGTGTACTGAATGCTTACGTTTGGGGTACCGGACACAATTTCGAAATCGAAAGAGATATGTGGCGTTGCGATGGTGTCAGCATACATTTTCCACGGCGACGCCCCGACACCATTCGTTCCGGCTGTCACAGTGGAAGCTGTAGCTCCGGAACCATAGATGCTGCTGACCGCTAGGAAGTCCAGATTCGACTGCGCTGCGGCAGCATTGGCACCTGCAAAAACATCCTTGATCGGCATTCCGCTTTCATTGGTGCCGATAACCGTCCAGGTAATTCCGCTATCGTCACCGGCGGATGTAATGATGACGCGCCTCTGGGTATCCAGCACGACAGGGCTTGCGACAAGCGTAAGATAGCCCGCAGCCGCCAGAGATTGGCTTGCCGCAATGCCGGAAGCATTTGCCGCTCCCATCGTTTTGGATATTCTTGAGGGGCGCATGTCACCTCAACCGCTATAAGGCGCCACGCCAAAGAGGCCGGAATAGTCAGTCGGCGTCAGTGATGCCAACTGCGCCACGGAAATGCCCTGGAACACCTGCAGTCGCTTCGTGCCGTCTGCCGTCTCCGTGATCGTCCCACGGGTATCGCCAGATGTCGCGGTCGGCGCCGTTTCGACACCAGCCACGAAGGTCGTGTTGGTCACAGGAACATTGTTGAATGTTGCGTTAACGTAACCGTAGGCATCCGCACGAAGCGGCAGCCCATAGATGTCGGCCGTACCCACACTGTAGGTGTGCGCATCGGTGAATCCTGGCGTTATAGAGGCAATGAATTTGAACGCCTTCTTGCCGTTCGTGGTTGCGGCACCCGCAGCAGCCGTAATCTGCTCAGTCTGTGGGTTGCCATAAACATCGTAGCCGCGAACCGTGAAGACGCCGCCAGTACCATCGGCCACACCCGTAATGCTGACCGCTCGCGCGATCATCGTAGTGGGATCGAATAGCTGGACGGCGCCGGACTGTCCAAATGCTACAAAATCCGGTAGTCCGTCGATGGCGAGACAAGCTGGAACTGTCTTGCCGGTCGGTTTCAGGAATAGGGAAGCCGTCATCACAGTGATGCCGCCCCCGCTGCTGTCCACCAGTGTCATCGGCGTGCCGGATGTCGCATCCTGCAGCGCTGCGATATTCGCCGTCGCCGCCGTGGATGGCACCTGGTCGATGGTCACATAATTGACGCCAGGACCGAACCCGAACGCCTGCGCGGACCCGTTGCCAGTACCGCCGATCTGATAGCCGAAGCGCGGATCAAGCAGTCCGGCACCTTGCGAAAGCAGCGATGGCCCATAGTCCTGATTGAAATCAGCCGTAACACCACCAGGCACAACTGGAGGGTTCTGTCCGTATTCGATAAGCGGGCCTGCTCCTGCGGAGAGAGCCATGTGTATTCTCCTGCCTCAGTTCGAGGGAGCCGATCCCCAATACGAGCGCGGATTTGTCGGACCATAGCCCGCCCGTTCATAGGCCAGCACCAGCAGGTTGCCCGTTACCGGGTCCACCTGAAGGTCCATTTCATAGGGGATGCGATCATAGTGACGCAGTCCCTTCGCCGTGGTCTTCACAAACCACCAGTTGGGATTGGTGAAGAAGTCCATGACCTGATAGCCGTCCGGCAACGCACCGGCCGACATAAACGCATTCACGTCATTGTTGTTGGTGCCAGTGCGCAGTTCGGTCTTGGTCAGCCGTTCCGCCACGAACTCAAGCTGCTTCGGAACAACCAGCTTGCGGCCGCGGAAGAACTTGATGATGCCGGCCTGATCCGGGAACGAGCGAATCTGCTGGAAGGCATATTCCAGGGACGACTCGTTCAAATCGAGATCAGGGTTAGGACGGTTCGCATACACGCCGCTGTCGATGGGATGCTGTGTCGAAAGGAAAGGCTGACCATCGCCGCCGACATTCGGATTAACAGTCGTGGCGTAGTTGAAAACATTGGCGTGCAGGATTTCCCATGTCTGGGCGAAGGATTCCGCCAAGCCCATCGACTGCGGATTGAAGACATCCTTGTAAAGGTTGTCATCCAGCGCCTCGCGGGTGATTGCAAAGCCGAGGGCAATGGCAATCATTTCGACGTTCCAAACGAAACGCTCGCCGGCTGCATTGTCGAATGCCGTTGGGGCACCCTCCGCCTTCAACTGGGCGAGACCAACAGGCCGCATTTCCACGACGCGCTCAAGCGCCATCTTGGACGTGCCGACCTGATCGTAGGCGCCGCGCCACTGATTCGGGATTTCCGGGTACGCCATGATGATGTCGGCAAGGCCCGGAAAGAGTAAATCGCGCTCACTACCGCGAGTAATGGCCATTGGTCAGTCCTCTCAAATCTTCGTCTGCGTGGCGAAGCCAACGCGGACGATGTTGTATTCGGAAGTCGGATCGGTTCCGGGCTGACCGAGGATCTGATAGAGAACAAACGGAAGCGTGCCCTGTGAGGCGTTCTTGGTCGAATAGTCCAAGCTGAAACCGGACAGACCGCTGTAGGTGTTGCCAGCGCCAGAGGCGAAGTTGAAGAACGAGCCTACATCGGCCTGCGTGGCAGGGCCTCCATTCACCTGCACATCGAACAGGGCGTTCGGATGGGCCTGATACCAGACCTCCACATCCGCATTGCCCTGGCTGTCATTGCCGGGATAGTAACTTTCCCAGACTCGCCTCTTCTGAGCGATCGACACCCAGGAAAACGAGACCGCAATGCCAGCGACGGCCGCGCCGGCATCGCCAGTGACAGTGGCGACGGCCACTTTGCCGCCACTCAAAATCAGCGGATCGCCCTTGTAAACGGCGCTGGCGTTGTATGCCATCTTGCCGAAGGTCAGGCCGTAGTTCGGCTCCGTACCAGACAAGAAGTCGCTGGGGTTAAAGCCCCGCGGTGCGTTCACGTTACTCATGCTCTGCCCTTCTCCTTGCCGGGTCACTCGACTGGCTGCGGAACCGATACGGTTGATTTCTTGATGTAGGTGTTGCGTTCGCCGACCTGATCCTTGGACTGTAGGCGAAGGCTTTGGAGCTGTTGGGAGAGCATGAAATCAGTCTCGCGGCGATGCTCCTCCGCCGCGTCCTGGTTCAGGTATTTTGGCCGCATGTAAAGCCCGCAGCCATCCACGATGATATGTTCGTCCTCATTCTTGCAGAGGTGACCGAGGATATGGGGCTGCAACTTGTGCGGCACCGGCTGCCAATGATACTGCCGAATCAGCACCTGATTGCGCTTATCCTCCATGCCCATGATGGTGTGACGCTTGAACTCCATCACGTAGCCTTCCGGCACGCGATTGAGATCAATGGAAAAACGACCGTCATCGGTAAGACGCCGATTGTCAGGACGCTCCAGACGGCGCTCTTCACGTCGCTCCGTGGCACGCTCAACGCCACGTTCCGGGGTTCGATATGCCTGGCGCTGCGGCTGCTGATCAAGAGGCTGGGCATTATGGAGAGAAGTTCTTGCCATATCAGTTGCTCACAAAATGGCCGGAATTGCGCTGCTTCATGTAACTCTTGCCCTGCGCGTAGCGGACATACCGCTCGGCGGCGGGAAGATGGGCATAGAGCGCGTCGGCAACTTCCCGCTCCTCAGCATTGAGGGTCGGAGTGCGGCGATTGCCACCACCATTGCCCCCCTGCGGAACATTGCGGGTGGGAACCGCCGCCATGCTGCCGGGGCCTGCGGCGCGCTGCTGCGGCTTTTCCGGTTCATAGGACTGATGATCGATGGTGCGATGCTCGGCAGCCGCCGGCACGGGCAATTCGTCGCCCTCGTCCGTCTCATCGGTATCATCGCTCTGTGGTTGCTGTACCTGACGCTCGCCTAGCTTTTCCTCAATGAAGGCGAAGTATTCCGGCGACTGGTCCGCGATACCTTCGATGGCGGTCGCTTCCTGAGCGGCGAGGATCGCCTTGTTCAGATATCGGGCATCAGTGAAAGCTTTGGGATGGGCTTCCAGCCACGCCTGCGTCTTGGCGCCGTACTGGCTCAGCTTGGAGCCGTTTGCGAGAACGCGGCCATTCCCGCCATCGGCACCATCCTCCGGCTTCGGCTGCGCTTTCATCTTCTCACGCTGGCCGGCGAGGAATGATTTGCGATTGGTTTCTGTTTCGAGTTTCGCGGACACCGCAGCCAGCTTGCGGTTTAGCGCCGCGATTTCCTTGCCGTGTCCAGGCTCATCGGCAAGCTGGGCAATCTGGTCCTCGTAGGACTGGGCCTCCGATTCCATCGCCTCGATGCGGCTGTCACAGGCTTCCTGTTCGGAGACCAAAGCGCGTTCCTGCGCGCTCATGTTCTGGAGTTCGGCGCTGCGGCGGCGCTCTGCTTCGGAGCGCAACTGCGCTTTTGCCGTATTCGCCTCGGCCGTCATTTCGGCCAGTTGGCGCCTCAATTCGGCAACATCGTCCTGTTGCCCATTTGCATCAGATGCAGCGGATTTCGGAGCACGAGCCAAAGAAAAACCCCATCAATTGGTGGTCGATGGGGTCAGAAATACTGCAATTCGTGGCGTGTGGCAAGTATGCCACATGTGTTCTATTTCTGCAACATTCAGATGATGCAGTCAGGGTCCTTGAGCACAAGGCGGATGAAATCACCCTGCAGCAACCGCATGGCACGGTCGCCCAGCGTGAAAGCAGAGCAATCCTGATTGCGGAAGGCGATCCAGTCGCCAACGGTCGGCATGCGATCCAGCCCGAGTGCAGCCTTGTGCTTCCCATATTCAGGACCGACCTTCACGATCAGCCCGACGACGCCCTGGAATTTGTCCTCCGAGCGACGCGAAGCTGTCTCAGGCATGATGAGGCCGCTGCCCTTGAGCTTTTCCGGCCGCTCATAGACACAGACGACGACATCACCACTGGTGGGCTGGATGCGATCAATCCAGCCCTGTAGCGCGTCCCAAATCACCTGCTTGGGGTCTTTGTCGTGGACGACTTCAAGAACTTTCGTAGCGACAGTGCTCATGTCAAATCAACTTCTCCAAAGTGTGTGTTAGGTCCAGAAATGTTGCGCATCTCGGTTTCGATTTCGTCAAGTTGCTTGATGCGGCCGACAAGTTCCCGCGCCTGGGCTTCTCCATCCCAACGGCCAACTGCCAATTCCTGCGCATAGTCAATTCGGCGCTCACGGACAAACCGGAGCATGGCAGAGAACGGCTCTTCGCGGCGAAACGACATTGGATCCAATCAAAACTATTTCAGGCGCCGTATGACTTCGCCTTTTGCAGCCTGCCCTCACCACCTCCGGCCCCATCCTTGATCGGATATCCCTTGGACTTGCCGCCGCGCTTGAAATGGCCCGGAGGGACTTGGGCTTTCAAACTGAGGCGCTGGCTGTCGATCTTTGGGCTGCGTGTGCGACCACCTTTCTTGAAGCCGCCTGGGGGCGGACCACCAGCACCGGGCGGAATTGGTCCACCAGGGCCAGCTCCTGGAGGCATTGCGCCTTGCGGTGCCGATCCGCCAGCAGGCACAGGGACCGGAACAGGCTGCGGCCTGGGATGCGATCCAGCCACCACCACGTTAACGGTAGTATGCGCCTTCCCGCGGCCCTTGCGATCAGCACGGGATTTCGGCGCACCACCTTCGGCGCAGCCGCCGTCTTTCAAGCGCAGACGGGTTTTCTTGCCGCCATGCAGCTGGTTGTCGTGCTCCGTGAATGCCTTGCGGATTTCGCTGTCGATTTCACGTTTGTCCTGTTTGGCGTCCAAATGGCCGCCGACCTTGTAGCCGGCGCGCGTCAGGACATGTCTGGCTTTCTTCCGTTTGCTGGGCTCGCTCACTGTGGTCTGCGCTCCTGTTCGGCGGCGGCATCGAAATGCGCCTGATTGGACTGGTAGGCTGCAAAAGCCCGCGAGAGAACATCCAATGGAATCGTAATCGTGGTGTCGCCGTTGACTTGGCGCTGGATCATGAAGCAGTCGGAGCGGTCTAGCTTGAGATCAACCAGCATGTGGCATCTTCTCATGCTTGTGCTTGCCGATGATGTTTGCGCTCAGATGCTTGCCCTTGCTGGCTGATGCCATGAGCGCCTGATGCTCGGCCGCCGTCACAGTCGAATAACGATAGACGCCACCATTCTTGAACTGGACATGTAGGCCATCTTCGCCATGACCAATGGCAGCGATATTGGACGACTCGACAGAGACCATCTTGACCGTCATGGCGCTTCGGCTCCAAGCGCAATTGCAGAATATGGCACTTCCGAAAATTCCTTTCCGGTTCTCTGTTGCCGCCAGAAATACCAGCTACACCGAAACGAGCCGAGATCGACAGACGAAAGCAGGAAAGTTCTCAAGCGCATCAGAGGTCACGAACCAGCATCGCGATTCTTTGTACGCTTGCGATAAGGCCGCTTCAAGTATTGTGGCGACTGCGGAGATGTCGTGCCGCCAGATTTTTCCGGCACAATGTTCTGATTTCCATCAACACCGCTATCAAAGTTCTCAGTTTCGTTTATGCCCTGCTGCACAGTCTGGTTTGCCTTGGCAAAGCCCATCGCACCCTGCCCCATTGCCGAGAACGCTTGCGCCTTGGTCTTTTCGAGATCGGCTTGCGCTTGCGAGTCTGCGCCGTTCTGGTTCGCAAGTTCGGCCGCGCCCAAGGCGTGTTCCGATGCCAGCGTCTTCTGATCGTGCAGAATATCCGCCTGCGTCTTGGCAATCTCCGACTGTGTTTTCTGCTTATCGAGATCGGCTTGTGCGGCCTCGTTAGCGGCCTTTCGCTGGGTATCCTGTTTCTGGATCGCCAGTTTCTGTTGTTCCAATTGCAGTTCGGCCTGCTTGATCGGCATTTCAGCCTGGGCTTTTTGTACGGCCGGACTTGCGCCCTGGGCGCCCTTAGACTGTTGCAGCGACTGCAAGAATTCCTGCGGGGGCGCAAGCAGATCGTCCGCATCGTTGATGCCCACGGACCGCAGGACACGGCTGGCGACCTTCTGTAGCCGCGAGCCGAACAGGTCCGGCGCCGATTTCGCCATCTGGACCAGAAACTCATTAAGCAGGATACGGTGCGCTTGGCTGGGCACATTGGGATCGCTGGCCGGGACCAAGTCCATATCCGAGAACTCGGCCACCAGTTCCTGCCAATTCCGACTGGAACCTTTGCGCTGGAGGTGACGCAAATCTTCGGGATGCTCCACAAACAGATCGCGGATCAGCCGAAGTTCTTCCTTCTGTGCCCGGTGATCGCGCTGCTGCACGGCCGTCAAATCCTGCGCCTGCTGCTCGATCATGGCCAAGATTGTTCCGACCGGCGTATTCGTCGTGCCCTGTCCCGTGGGTATTTCCAATGTTCCAGAAAGTGCATCCACATCCTTCTGGATGGCCTCCATCAACTGAATGAAGACGGCCGAGATTTCGCCATATGGCATCGCCATCAGGGCTTTGCGGATGTCATCAATAGACCCGAGATCGACTTCTGCCCATTCGCCCAGACCGGGATTGAGTTCATTGGTGGAAGTGCGAATCCCCTTTGCCTTGAGGCCGCCGGGGAAATTCGCCAGCATTCCTTTATCGACAAGGATTTGCCAGATCGCGGTGAGAACTCGCGTCTGGTTGCCGATCAGGTGCAGAAAACCGTAATTGAGGAATCCAAGTCCCGGCACTAAGCCATATTTGACGAATGTCTCGCGCTCCCGGAACAATTCATCACCGCGTTTCCAGTTTCTGTGGAGAGCGAGAACTTTCCGGCTGTCGCGGTCCATGACGAGCTTGTATGGCGCGGGCATTCCGGTATCGCAGAACGGATCATCGAAGCCGTAATCCTTGCGGTCAAAGGACCAATAGCCTTCATAGATCGTGTAGCTGATGTCCTGGCTGCGGGTAGTGGCAGACGATAAACCTTGGCTTTCCAGGATTTTGCGGCGTGCGATATTCTGGTTCTGTTGCGGCTGGCCGAGATCAATGTCCAGCCATCCGCCAGCGAACTGCATGCGCTTCAATTCGACCGGCGAGTATTCGAGTTCATTGGTCTTCCGCAATGCCGTAGCGAGGCTGGAAGCGTTCTCGGATACGATCAAACTATCCAGCGAGATAAATCGACTCGTTGGCCGCCCTTGCAGCGGATCGCGATAAACCTTGCGAAATGTCGTGCCACCAAATGCCCGGTAGAACAGCATCTGGTCTACATCGTCGTAATAACCCTTATCGACCTCGGTGAG